TGGGTGTGCTTCTGAGATTTTAGCAAGTGTTTCTTTCCAACCATCATCAGTCTTGGCATCAATATTTTCACCAGTACCGCCGACTAGATTAACTGAATTGATTATAATCTCAGCGTTGTTTTCTTCTTTGTATGTGTCGAGTTCAGACATTCGCATATCTTTTTCCCACTCAACGCCTGTAGTTTTGTTTCTGAATATGTATGTTGGCATTTTATTTTTTAATTTTAGCTAATAATTGTTCTTCTGTTTCAACTCTATCGGGGTCAGGTAGACAGACATCTACTGGACAAACTTCAACACATTGTGGTGTATCAAAATGACCAACACACTCGGTACATAAATCTCCGTCAATGACATATACCTCACTCCACTTTGGATGACCCATCGGATAGTTCTCACCAAAGTATATAGCATCATTAGGACATTCTGGTACACAGACATCACAATTAATACATTCCTCTGTTATTAATAAGGACATTCGACCGCTTCAGCAAACCACTTTGGTGTGGTTGTTTTCCATGTTGCGAAACTTTTCTTATACTTTATATAGTAATCTCGATAAGCAGTAATACTATCGATATTTTTCACATCATCAGGCATTGCTTGTAGCGGTTGTGTAAATGGCACATTAGGAATATTCTCTGGCACTTCTCTGAGTATGCCTTTCAACTTGACAAATGACATGTGGTCTTTGCCATATCGTTTCTGAAATTCTTTATGCAAACAACACCACATATCATACAGCCATTCATAGTTCTCTTTACTTTGTCGAAGCCATATGTTACTCGGGTGATTGACATGACAAGATTTGTAGAGATAATGGTCTCGTCTTGGGTGGTCGTATGTTTTCATTGTACGATTTGCCTTGTTCAAACGAATAACTTCTTTGCCGTCAAGGACTCTGTGAGCAGTAGACATTAGTTGAGCATACTCAACCATCATTTTACTGCTGTGTTTGTCAAGGTGCATTTCTGCACAAACTTTTGGGTCTTTGTCTAGGTAAAATATATTCATACAAGTATTATACTATGATTTAAAGATATTGTCAAGCATTTATAAATCATAAACTCCTCTTATGTTGTTTTTAATTACTGAACGAACTAAAGGAATATAGTTTGGGTCTGTCGCATATGAATCAAGTGTCATTGCCAACTCCATACCATCTGGTATGACTCCATCATTAAGATGTCTTTGTCTTAAATTTCTAAACGCCTCATAAGCCCAAACTTCGTTTATTATTCTGATATAATATTCAACACTATCACATTTACTGGCGAACACTTTAACACCCCAGCCAGGCCAGTTTGTAAGTGTCTTTGGCAACATGTAGTTATCATCTCTGTCAAAAGTTCTAATGCCAAAAAGATTGTTGGCTTCATTTGCAAATCGACTATCACCCCAACCAGTTTCAACAACTGCCTGTGCCACAATCAATTCGTTTGGCACTTGTTTGTCAATTGGTATATCTTTGTATAGATGTTCAATACAAGAATTAAGTGAGTAAACAAATAAAGGTTTTGTTTTTGTTATGATAGTGGGTTTGTCAATTGCTTTTGCTTCAGATGTTAAAACAAAAAAACTTACTGCCAAGATACATGCAGTAAATACATGTATCACAGTTATTTCAAACTGTTTCTTTTTCTTTTTGAGTTTGTTTCTTCGTAATCTTTGAAGGGCGTATTTGTTTCTAATCATAAAAAAATCTCCATGCTTCTTCGTCTGTTATGGGTAGTTTCTCATAAGGTACCGTATCTTTCGGTAAAGGTAAATCATCTTCAGTCATAATGTAAAAACCCTCCTTTCAGAGGGTTTTGAAAGAATTTTAATCTTTTTTCATAAAGTTGTCATCCCAGTCAAATGCATCTTTGACTAGGTTAGCAGTAAATCCTTTGTACTTGTTGTTGACTTTCTTATTAACAACAGCGACTAGAAATTCTGCCTCTTCAGCACTAAGACCTTCTAACATTTGAATAAAGAGTGTTTCTCTTTTATTATTTGATAGTGTATTATCACCACCTTTTGTGAACAAATACAAACGCTTTGCTTCTTGTTGAAGTAAGGTATGTTCTGTTCCTACAGGAGCATCATTCGCCACATACGGCACATCACCATCTGGTAATAACCATTCTATGTTTGGGTCAAATGCACCTTTTAAAACCTGTCGTAAAGGTACTGAATCGTGTTCTTTCAATACTTTTAACTTTTTAGGTTTGTCTTTTGCATTGTTTATCTTTGTAGCGATTTCGCTGAACAAAGGAGGTACTGCTCTACCTGATTCAGATAGTGCGGCCATGCCTCGTCTAGTTGTTAATGCTGGGTGGGATTGTGTTGTTGCTTGCTCTTCTATGATAGAGCCATCAGGGTTTCTTCTGATTATCATGTTATTCTCCTTAACAGTTCTTTTGAAGTCTAAAATTCATCAATGACTTCAATTAAAGTTTTAAGTTTTCTTGTAATAAAGTAGTTAAGAATTTTACTTCTGTGTGCTACTTTAACCTCGTTAAACTCATTATATATTTTCGCCTCAAGTTCTGGCGGTATTAGACTTAAATCAATTAGTTTTTGATTTCGGTCATAATTCTGTTGTTCTTCTGGTGTCATAGTCATAACCATTTCGTTTAACCATGCATCAATTTTCTTTTTAGTCAAAGGTCTTTGTCGTCTGCCTTCAACGAAAACATTATCGTCTGACAATACATTTGGGATGCCATCACTACGGTCACCTTTTAATATATGTTCTTTAATATATATACTCGGCGTTTCATCTTTTCCTATAAACTTACTCAACACAGGACTATATTGTTGCACATTCTTA